TGGCCAGCATGCCGTCATAATTCGAGATCGTCAGGGTGAGTTTGTCCGTGCGCTCGCCGTCGGTTTCCTCGATCGCGCCCGAGATGACTCGTCCGTCCAGCTTGTCGGAAATTGGCCTGCCGTTGAGGGATATTTCCACGATGGGCGTCATGACATCACTCGAAAAGCTGGATGGTGGCGATCCGCGGCGCGGCGGCCGCCGCGATCGCCGGCAAAGTGAGCGTGGTGTTTTGCGGCAATAGCGGGCCCAGATCGGCCAAGCCCGGATTGGCGGCATAGACCGCCTCGGCGGCGTCGACATCGAGCCCGTAGAAATTGGCGCAGATCAGATCGACCATTTCACCCTGGCCGGTCACATAGGTTGCGGGTCCGGGCATGGGGTCTCCTCAGGGCCAGATGGCGTAGATCGAGCCGGCGGCGTCGGCCGCGGCTGAAAAGCGAAGCGTGTAATCGACCTTTTGCGCCGTTCCATCCTTGAGAAAGGCCGCGGCGCGATATTCCAGTTCGTCGAGCCGGAACAGGCCCAAAACCGAGCCGTCGCCGGCGAACAGCAGATCGACCGTCCCCGCGCCGGCCTCCTGTTGCATCGCCTTGAGTTGCTGGAAATCGCCGATTCCGCCAACCGGGAATATCGTCCCCTTGATCGAAAGCGGCTCGTCCTCCGGCGCGAGATATTGGCCCGGCGGCCGGCGGCCGAACACGGGCTGTTTGGCCCAGCGACCGCCCCACTTATGGGTCATCTCCTCGAATGAGGTCGAGCCGGCGTCAAACGAGTAATACCCCCAGGTGAGCAGCATCAGCGCGCCTCCGGCCCGTCATGGAGCGCGCCCGACGAGGGGACGAACTTTCCCGCCGGATGGCTCGCTCCGAGCGAGGCCATTAGGCCTTTCGCCTGGCCGAGTTTGGCCAGCAACGCGTCGATCGGCCCCATGTTGATCTGCGGCGTCAAGGTCGCATTGAGCCCTTGAAGCGCCTTTTGCGTTTCGTCGGCTTTGGCTTTGGCGTCGTCTAAATGTTGGCTGTCGACTTTGGGCGCGGTGGTCGGTTCTGTCGCCCTTTCGAGCCACGCCTTGTCCGGGAAGAGCCAGGACGGCAAATATTTCTTCAACTTCGCCTCGACCGTGCTTTGCAGCTGATCGTTCGACTCCGCCTGTTTCTTAAACTCCTCGGGCGTCTGCGGCATATTGAACACGGCGGAGCCGATCGACAAACCCATGAAAGCGCCGCGCCAGCCAAGGCCCGGAGCTTTGGAATCGCCGGGGGCGCCCAGACCTCCGGGGCCGTGAAGTGCGCTTCCGGCGCCCAGTTTCGCAGCCGCCCCGTCCAGCGCCTTGGCGGCGACCGTCAGTTCGGTCGCGGCGGCCGGCAATCCAAATCCCCGCATCAGCTGAAAAGACAACCAGCCCGCGCCGCCCAGCGCCGCCGCTCCGGCGCCGGCTCCTGCCGAAACGGCGATCGTGGGATGCTCCGCCGCTCGCTCGGACAGCCAGTTAATGAAGCCGCTGATTTTGTTCAGGCCGCCCGCCAACTTTTCCATCGCCGGACTTGTCGCCGCCGCGCGAAGATCGTCGAGCGATTTGCCGAGGGCGCCAAAGGCGGCCGTCGCCTCTTTAGCCTGGTTGGCCGCCGCCGTTTGCGCGTCGGCCGCAGCCTCCAGATTGGCCTGATGCTGCCGGATGCTTTCTTCCTGCTGGAGCAGCACGCGCACGAGGTTGGCTGCGGTGCCCGGCATGGTCCTGTTGGTGAATTCAATCTGTTTTTCGAGAGTGTCGTATCCGGCCTTTTCGAGCGCCGGCTTATATATTTTCCACACCCATTCGTCGGGATTTGTGGCCAGCAACGAGCTTTCCTTGACCGATCCGCCGTAGCCGGTGACTTTCCCGGCCTTGTTGTGATGGATTTTGCTCTGGTCCGGCGTCAGGCCGACGCTGTTCAGTAGCTCCGACGCGGTGCCGCGATGCTCAAGACCTCCGCGCAGCGTCTTCGTCAGCATATAGATTGCGTCGCCCGCCGACGAGCCGCGCATTTCCTGAACGAGGCTCGGCAGAGTCTTTCCGATGAAGTGATCGGACAATGTGCCCGCCGCCGATTTCGAATATTTGATCGCCTCGTAAATCTGCTCCGGGTCGATCGTCTTGCCGAAGACCTGCATGGCTTTGACGGCGTCATCCATGAAGACCTTGAACTGCTCCGGGCTGTTCATCCGGCCGCCTGATTCCGCCGCCTTGACCAGCAGAGCGACGCCACTGTTATCCAACCCCATGCCCTTGAGCACCGACCCCGCCCGCGCCAGATCGTTGAGGATATGAAACGTCTCTTCCGGGTGTTTGACCGCCGAGCGCGCCTCGACAAAAAGCTCCTCGATCTCGGACACGTTCATGTTCGGCGCGCCGCGCTTGGCCTCGATCGAGGCCTGGCGAATGCGCGCGATCTCCGTAGCGGGAATGCCGGCGTTGACCGCCTTCACCTCGATATGCTGACGCTCGGCGCCCGCTTCGAGGGCCTTTTCCACGCCGCCAAAAACCGAATGCACGCCGACATATCCCGCGCCGGCCGCCAGGGCGACGCCGCCGGCGCCGTGGCGCGACATGATCCCATGGTTTTCCTTGCTCGCCCTCGCCTCCCGGTCGGCCTGGATGACCATCTGCTGATGCGCGCGCGACCTTTGCCGCTCCAGCGACCGGACCGCCGCCGCCTGTTCCCGCGCCGACACCTCGACCGCGCGCAGCTTGCCGGCTTCCGCTTCCTTGACCGCCGCCAGCTCCGCCTGTTCGCTGGCGATGGTGACGCGCGCCGCCTGTTCGCGCACGGACTCCAGTTCGCGGATCGCGCTGACCTGTTTGCTGGCGCTGGCCTGGACGGCCGCCGCCGTCTCGGCTTCGACCTTCTGCTGCGCCTCCAGCTCCTGGCGACGCCGGGAAACCGTTTTTTGCGCATCGTCCCATTGAGACGAGCGCATCGGCCCCTTCTGGATTTCATTGAGCGCGGTGGTGGCGCGCTTGAGCTTCTCCAGCTCGCTCTCGACGCCCTTGGCCGGACCCGTGATCTGGTCGACCAGCCGCATGATCATCGAAACGGACATTTCGGCCATTTCGATGATCCTCCGTCAGCTCAAGTGGCAGGTCTATCGGAAATCCCGAGGCGGGCGCGGGCGCGGCGCCACAGGCCGCGCAATCGGGTCAATGAAAAGGAGCGCAGTTCGGCGCAGGAAAACGGATAGCAGAGGCCGACGTCTTCCAGCAGGGTGTCGAAAGCTCCCGGTCCGAACCCTACAAATGCTTTCCCACGGCGCGGTCCAGCGCCGAATAGTCGCCGGCGTACATCTGTTGCAAGGCGAGCACCGGAACGCCCGTTAGAGCCGTGAACAGCGCCCAGCTGTCGACCGTGCCTCTGCCGTTGAGAAATTTTTCCACATCAGCTCCGGTAGGCTCGCGGAAGCTGATCTTGGTATAAACCACGCCGCCGAACTTGAACGGGCGTTTCAGCTCGATCTCGTCGTTCCCGAGCCCTTCGTTGGCGTCGAAATCGACGATCTTTATGGGTGCGGGCGCCTCGGCTGCGCTCTCGGTGGCGCTGGTTTCGTCAGCCATGTAAAACCCTCTTCAAACAGCGCTCAAAGCGCGTTTCTGATCCAGGCGTATTCGTCGACGCCGCCGATGATGTATTTGTCGGCCTGCACGTCGATGTCGTAGATCGTGACATTGTCGATGGTCAGTTTCAGCGCGTCGAGCGCCGCCTTGACCTTCAAGGTGGCCTTCTTGCCGCCTTCCCAGGAGCCCGGATCGACGCTCATGAACTGGCCGCGACAGATCAGGTTGGCGGCATGTTCGGCGCCGCCATCGCCATCGAGCGCCGCCGTGTTCGAAAGGGTGATGCTCTTCTTCGAGAACAGCCCGATCTGCTTGATGATCTGGGGATCGTAGGAGTTGAAATCGACCTCCCATTCGAATTCCTTGTAGCCCAAGGCAATCTGGCGGGTGCCGAGCATGCCGCCGCCGCGAAACTTCTCCAGCACCTTCTCGATCTTGGGCGTGGAGCATTTTTCCGTCGAGCCGAGCTTTCCCACGCCATCGACGTAGGAATTCATCGCCTGGAGGACATAATCGAAGGACGCCATTTTTAGCCCCCGTTCAGGCTGGATTGGATCGCCGACACCAGATTTGTGTAATAGGCGTCGTTGAGCTGGGCGTAGTTCTGGATATGCTCCATCGGCGCCGGCGGCGTCGGATCGAAGTCCCAGGCCCAGATGCCCGCCGAGGTCTGTTCCGGCGTGTTCTTTTCCGGATCGAGCCAGACCCGGCCTCCGACCAGCGCCCCGAGATGGGTCAGGTAATCGAAGAAGGCCTGAATGCTCTGCTGCATTTCGCGCAGCAGCTGGATCGACGGCGGCTTGTCCACCGCCCAGGCCTGCGCCTGCTGCACCGCCTCATAGACCATGTCGCAGGCCGTGCGCACCGATTCGAACTGGAACGCC